AATCGTGACCGTGGATGATCCATTTGTTGTCCTAATCGCATTGTTAAGGGATTGCGTGACGCCATTGGCAAGATAGAAAAATCCTTCAATGCCTGTTACAGGCGTAAAGTCCGTTCCAGTGCTATGTAACATGGTGACGGTAACAGCAGTCCCAACCCGTGTGGCGTTTGTGATAACAGGATATTGCGCTGTCTGTTGCCCTAAGATACGACGAACAATAAGACCGTCGCGCGTACAAAGTATAGCATAAGCAGCGTTTGTGTGATGGACGGCATCGACAAGAGCTAAATCAACACGGGACGATCCCATAATGATATTGCCTTTGGATTCCGCAATCAATTCCATTTGAGCTTCGCGGATTAATTGATAGCCAAGATTATTTGAATCTGTTGTTTGGCGTTTTCCTATAGGACATATAATAACAGGGGCGTTCGGGGATTTACTCCAAAAGATATTAAAGATATTCAAAAGCTGTTGCTTATATTGGGCTTTCGTTTTAATGCCGCGCCCTAACGTGGACGCGTCCGCCTCACCTTGATCCCATAAGATATACCCGACTTGACCGCCAAAACGATTATATGCCGTTAGCCATGTTTGTAACGCCGTACCGTACGCGCCTGTATTTTCGTTAAGCCAAAAGTTAGCGGGATCAGAAACGTTAAATGCAGCACTGCCGCCTGTTGCGCCATTGATAAAAAACACATCACGCACAAGGTTTGTCGCGATAACGTTTTTAAATGCCTGAAAGCCCAACTCACCGTTAGCGTCAGCAATGTTTTTAATACGATAAGCCGCATTTGATTGCCCTGATGTGATGGCTTTAATGGGATTAAATTCCCGATCAATCCAAGCCGCGATCTGTTCTTTGGTTAATGTTTCGCGCCACACATAAACTTTGCTAATATGCGCCGTTGATGGTAATGGATCGCCCCCACCGTTGCGCATACCGATTCCAAGCTGCGTTAATTCTAAGGGCAACAATCCAGTAAGGGCAAGGTTTTCTTCATATTGTCCTCGCCCAAAAATCAATCCTTTTGTCGTATCCCATGACATAGCAACGGCGTGCGGCTCATTAATAGCCCATTGATCTGCAACATCATATTGATCAAGCGCACTTGTCCATGTCGCGGTATTGTTCCTACGAATATTTGACGCCGTTACAACCGTTCCAGACGGGATACGAATCCCCAATGCCTCAAATGATGTTCCGTTATGCAGTTGAAAAATCGTTCGGATTGACGCGCTAATTGTGCCTGAAACGTAATTCGCAAAAGCAATAATCGTTCCGCCCTGTAAAGGATTCCACGTTGGCATTTCTGTTGCAAGAACCAAATTCTGAAATACTGGAATTGTGTAGGTTTTTAGGGGGGTAGGGACTATTTCGCCACCATCATAAATGACATTGTTCCTAATCATATTCCATCCCCTACCTGAATATATAAGTCGCCTGATCCAGAATCTGTTATAGCCGCAATATGAGTGATGCTAGGGTTAAGATTAAACGATACAGAATTTCTTGCTAGAACTGGTGTACCCGATAACGTGGCTACAACATCTGCCTTACCAACTACAAGGAACGCATCGAAAGTGCTGCGGTTTGTAATGACAATTTTTCTTGGCGCACCTTGCACATTTATTAAAGCAATGCGCTGTGATGTGTTCGTAAAACTAAGTTTATCAGGGTAATTTTCTATATTGATAAGGTCTATCATGGGTTTATCCTTTCATTTCATTTGTTACGATTGCGTCTAATTCGGGGATTAAGTCTTTACCAGCAAAGCGATCTGTGTTGAATTGCTTTAAGATTGCGGTTATTTTTTCCTCAAGCGTGTATTTTGTTACAGGCTGCACTTCTTCTTTTGCAAGCGCGATTATTTCCGCCTCTTCCTGCATGGCTTGGATTTCTTCTTGTCTTGCTGTCCATGCGTCTATGGCGTCTTGAACGATGTCAAAACCCTCTATGATTTCAGTACCTTTTCCATTTATATATTCAACAATAGAAACGCCGCCTTTGAAATGAAAAGCATGAACATTTTCATCGCAATAAAATTCAAGGTTATTTAAAGCAACGCCGTTTAAAATAACGGTTTTATCAATCGGGATTACTGTTAATTTCTCAATATTCATTTTTACACTCCTGCATAAATAACCATATTAAAAACAGCGGACGGCTGCATGTTGTTGTGGGCTTGACCGCCGCCTACGCTTGTTGTGCTTAACGGGCTTAATGCTGAACCTGTGCCACCTAACGCATAGCCAGTGTATCCACCAGACGTCCCAGAAATAGGCACATCATGTGGATGGCTCGGCATTTCACTTGTTGTTAGTGTGTGCGTTTCAGCTCCACCAACAGAACCAACAGTGTTTTGAAGTGTTGATGTTCCTGTTCCTCCTGAACCAACAGGAACACGGCGGCGCATATCAGGCACATTAAAAGTTGTTGATCCATCACCAGCACCCCATGTTGTGCCGATAGCTGCGAATAACTTTGAGTATGTTGTTCTGCTAATTGCCGCGCCATCGCAAAGTAAGAACTTTGCAGGGACTGTTCCGCCCCCAAAATCATGTATAAACCCAATAAAGGTATCAAGAATAATATCAACAATCGTCTGAACCGTGTCGCGCTTGGAATTGTTACTATCGCTTGCGTCACCAAAGATGATAAGATCACTCGCGGTGATTGTTTTTGCGGTTGCGCTTGCAATAAAATTGTTTGATAATTTGGATAAAGCAACGGAATTATTAGGTATGTTTGCGGCTGCAATAGTGGGGGTATTTTTCCAATTCGTGCCATTGTATATCAATAAATCATTTGTTGTTAAGCCTGATAATTCCGTGTCAATGCTTCCACTAATAGAGGCAAGCTGTTTCCACTCAAAACCGCCCGCAAGTGTCGCGGATAAATAACTTGTTGTCGCCGCTGGATCGGGTAATGTTGTGCTGCTCAATCCTGAACCAATAGAAACAGAAACAACACGCCCTTGGGATTCCGCTAATTGCTGCGTTTGCATTGTTAAAATATCAAACGCTCTTTCTGTAACTGTAGATGGGTTGCCGTCAAAATCCGTAAAGTCAGTGTTTTGTATGTAAGAAACAATTCTGATTATAACAATTTCAACCCCATTTGTCGGGGCAATTGAAAAAGTAACGTTACCACCGCCAGAATTTCCAGCCCCAGAAACAGTGTATCCAGAAGACTGTAAAACCCCGTTAAAGTAAACCTTAATATCAGAATTGCTATAGAAAATATAAGGGAACGAAAAAACAGTCGATACGCCATCGCCTGTGTATTCTGTTTTATTTACTGAACTTGAAACTGTCATTTAAGGAACTCCTTTACGCGGTATAATGATACCATTGTTTATTCTGTTTCGCTATACATTTTATTTGCCTCAATAGCTATATCAAGCATTTCATTTCCGTATTCTCTAAGCAAATCCACTTTTTCCTCTGATGTCATAAACTTGTCGTCATAAACTTCTTTTGATATTTTACCTAAATCTTTAATACGCTCAACGGACGGCTTTAAAACACTATACAATTCCAAAGACCGCGCGTTCTTTTCCATGTATGCGTCCAGCTGTTCACCCTCTAGTAAATTAAGGGAAGCATGAATTTGTGATACCTTTTCCCAGTTATTAAACAAGTTTGGAACAGAATTTGTATTATAACCAACAGGCTCTCGAACAGTGAATCCTCTTGCTATAGGCGCGTCTGATAAACTAAATGGCTCTTGAGGGATTTCCTTTCCTTGTGCTTTCTGTGCGGCTTTTATAGTTAAATCCAAAGCCTGTGTCGCATAAGTCCCCAAGCCACCAAAAAGACCGCGTATGACATTATCAATCTTTGCAGGGGACATATTTATGACATCGCCAGCAATTTTAGCCGTTTCACTTGTCCCCGCATTTGATCTAAATTTAGGCTCATATATATCCATCCATTCAGGATAAATTCTGCGGTTGGTAAAGAAGTTATAATTTGTAACAGATTCAATCGCCGTCTTTAGCATAGGCGGCATGACTGATGTGGGGTCGTATACAGGGGATATAGAGCCAGCAACACCCAAAGCTAAATCCTGCCACATCTTTTGCATTTCAGGCTTATCGCCTTGATACCCCCATTCGAGAAACCGCTCAAAGGTAGAGCCGAACATAAAACCATAGCTTTGCAGTTTTGGCACTCTATGCCAATGGTTACCAACTTTAAACACCCAAAACAAATCTTTCTGCCATCTTGGAATTTCTAAATATTCCCTGCGTTCATCTTCAGGGGCTGCGTACAAGTAATATCCAGCAATTAAAACGCTTGGAACTGTAATTGCGGTAAAGCTCCAAGCCAATGTTGGCACAGGATCATTGATAAGCGTACGCCACATTTTATCAACCCCTTGAACAGAGGCGTTTAAAAACGGAACATAACGCCCAACTTTTTTTGTAAGAGTGCCACCTCTTGCAAAATCTATGGTGGATTCACGGCTTATCATAGCTGCATGAATACCAAATATATTATTTCTTTCAGCCGCGCTAAATGCCGCAATCCTGTTTGTTTGCTCAAAGAATGTTGATATATCCTCAAGTATTCTAATAGGGTTTTTCGCATATTTTGTGTAAGAGGATTTTGAAAGCAATTCATTCATCGCTTTATTCAATCCCTTATCATCAAGCTGCATATAAAAGCCAGACGGCGCACCTTGTCTTTGCCATTCATTATATAAACTGCTACCATTCTTACCCAATGCAGCCGCCATTCCTTTTCCTATATCCGCAAATGTAGGGCGCAAGTCTTTCTTGCTATTAACACGCATTTGCATGGAATCTCTAAAGAAGTTTGATAAAGCAAATTCGGGGCGCAATGTTACCCCAGCGCGGAATATATTTGCAGAAGTTTGGAATATCTTTTCAATAAAACTTACTGTTATAGACTGCTCCCACGGGGACATAGCCTCCATTGCTTTTAATAAAGGCTTTGATACCTTATAATATTCTTTTTCACCATTCCTAAAAGCCGTTATTGTATCCTTTGGGGCAATCTTTGATGGTCTAAAAATTTCTATTGTTTCACCAGTTTGAGGGTTTATATCAACAATCTTTTCCATCAATGGGGGGACTTTTTGAACAAGGTCGGGAATTGCAGGCGCAAGATCAGCCAATGACAAAGCCACACGATTGCGTTGTGCCAAATCATGTATTAAAGCTGTTCTTTGTAGTATTGATTCTATGGGGTCTTTAACCCCCTTTTTAGAACCTTTGATTTTCTTTACAACCTTTCCAGCGGCTGCATTTGAGAATAAACCTGTACCTTTCCCAAAACCAGCATAAACATCAGTAAATAAATCACTGAAAAAATCACCCTGTTCTTGGTTTTCTTCATCCAGATCACGGCGGAATGGGACATAATTATCGTTGCCTGATTTTAATATACCCTTACGCTCCTTTGACATGACACCAGATTCAACAAGGTTATCTAAAACCCTGTCTTGGTATTCATAAACCTCTTTAGAAAACATCTCAAAGTAAGCAACGTCATCGCCGTATTTATCGTTTATGTATGATATATCAGATTCTGATTGGTTTATCTGCTCCTCGGTAACAAGAACATCTTCTTTGTTTTGTAAATCCAAAAGATACCGCCGCGCAATAAGGTATTTTTTAAAGTCATCTATGCGCGTTTCTTTGTTTGCCTCAATAGGCATAACAGCGTTTTCAAAATCATTAAGGATAGGCACTAAAGCCTTTCCTGTTACTTCGAACTTCTTTGTTTGATTATTGTAAACAGTCGTACCAACAAGGACATTTTGGGGGACTTGACCTAATATATCAGAATATATTCTTGCCTGTGTATAAGCATCACTATCGGCAACGCCTGCCTCAATAGCTTTCTTCTCGGCTCTATTCAATGGGTCTAGCCTATCAACCAATTCTCTATACAATGCAACCCCCATAGATTCTGTGTCATCTATTAAATTGGGGTCGCGGTTTATTGCAATGTTTTGTTGTGAGCCTTGTATTGTGTCGGCAGGGTATAAAAAAGCATTTGATTTTGGCAGGCTTATGTTTTCATTAACAAGAGATTTTTTTTCTGCGTCAGCCATGTACCGTAACGCATCGTTTACTTGTTGTTCAGCCATGCCCTTTTCTTTAAGAATATTCATAGTAATATTCCCAGTCGTGCTTATGCCACCCATAACACCCACAAGCCCAGCCTCAATCAACAACTGATCTGGAGTTGGCGTTATGTTTTTGAGAAAATCATCAAACGTGTAATCCTTATCAACAGCCAGATTGAGGGACTCTTTAAGAACAGACGATACGCGCTCCTCCCCCAATTCCTCTAACATACCATTAAAACCAACTTGGCTTAAAGCACTTGAAAACTTTGCATTGGGCTTAATTTTTTTGTAAGCATTATATAAATTAACCTTTACATTGGTCGGAAGATTATTTGCAGCTTGCGTCAGTGGTGTTTTTAATACTGTTCCTGCGTATTTCGTAACAGGCTTTACAAGGTATTTTCCTATTGCCGCGCCTGATAATTCACTTGCAACCTCTGCGTTTGTGTAACCGAATGCTTTTAATGCGGATATAGCAGGACTTTCATCGCTTTGTTTAAACAAGGCTTGTCCAGTATCTGTTAGTGATACATGGTCATTTAAACGCACCTCACCAAAATTAGCCACGTTCATAGGCAACATTGACGCGGATCGCGCTAATACATTTGCGGAAGTGCCTATAACAGCCTTTGCCACTGCGCCCTCTGCCAACTTACCAGCACCACGAACAGCGGCTTGCTGCGCCACCTTACCAACCCCACCAGTCGCAACAAATTCAGTTACGAAAGCAGGCACTTGCGCCCCATAATATGAAACGCCGCCACCAATAGAAAATCCTCTTAACTGTAACTCTATCTGATTTTTCAGGTAATCATTGAGAACTTGCTCCTCATTAACGCCTAATTCTTCGCCATTCTCTATCTTTTTTGCAGCACTTATCATTATAGCCGCATCAACGCCTTTGTATATTCCACCAGCAGGCAGGACATCTTTATAGCTTAAGAAATTCTTTGATTCCCATATTCCTATTTTCCCTTTATCCTTTATCGCTTGGATTTCTTCTTCGGAATAATAATTCCTAGCAAGCGTTTCATATTTATCATAATCAGATACAACAGCGTCTTGGACAAGGTTTTCTGTTTCATAAAGCGGTCGCCCTTGAACGGCTTTCCTATTTTGATCTGCGATATTAACAGGCTCTGGTTTAAAGTCAGGCGTGTCTAATATATTACGCCCAACAGGCGCGGCTTGCGTAGGGTTTGTTTCTTCTTCAAGGATATTAACACCCATTACTTATAACCTTTTCTAATCGCTATATCCGTTACAGATAGACCTGTTTGTGCAATAGTCGTTTTAATATCATCATCAGAAAAACCAAGAGACTTCAAATATGATGCAGGGTCTTTTGGAGTAGAATTAACGGACTGCATAACAGCATCTTTTTTCTGCGCGTTTATTTTATCTGTTATTTCTCTTGCTTTTGTTTTGTAAATTTCCTTTAGTTTTTTACTTGCCTCTTTGTCCCCCTCTAGCGATTCTCTAACGCCCTCGGTCGAATAAAACAACTGGCGCAAAGCCTCGCCCTGCATATCAACAGGAACACTGGATTGTATGATCTTGCGCCCCTCACCAAAAGATATTGAAACAGACTTTGTGGCTTCTGATAACTTGCTGCTTGTCAATGTCTTTAACTGATTGTTTATCTTCTTTTCATCGCTCGCGGACAACTCACCGCTAGCCCTGCGCGATAATATATCTTTGCGGATTGTTGAAATGCCCTCAAGGTAACCTTTAGGGTTTTCATCAACGATAGCGTTCAAATCATAAACGCGTGTAACAATATCAGCCATAACAGCGGCATTTGTTTGTGCCGTAACTTCTTCAAGTGATTTCATATAACGCCGCGCCTCGGTCGCATAATCATCGCTAATCTGCCCCTCAAAATCCAGCTTGTTTAATTGCCTTATCTTTTCCTCAACGGGCACATTGTCGTCCGCTATAATGTCAGAAAAGTTTATCTGATTTTGTATCTTAACTTCATCAGCCGATTCAAGTGATTTTAAATAGGCTTTTTGTGCTTTTGCGGCGTTAAGCTCTTGTTGGTTTTCCGCATATTTAATATACCTTGAAACATCAGGAACAAAATTAAACTCACCATTCTTTGCGGCGCGAATAAAAGAGTCGGGGCTTGTTGTTGCAATCTGCTCCGCGTACGCCCCATTGATCTTATCCATTGTTTCGGACATAACCTTTTGGCGCTCTTCGGGCGATATATTCAGATAAGAAGCTGCCCCCTCAATGTTTTTTATAACCAAATCCCTAGAACTTGGGTCAAGTGAAACAGCATTTATCCCTTGGGTTACAATGTCATTATATGCGTTTGCAGCCCTAAGACCAGACCTTTTTGTTTCGTCCTCAAAACCAGCATTAACAAATCTGTTTTGTAATTGTAAAGAATCCTCGGCGAATTTCTGCCGCATAAAAACGGGAACTTGGCTTTCAAATTCTTTAGCCATTTTTTCGTAATCGGCGCGGTAAGTTTCTGTAATATCCGCGTCATCACCAAGATCAGTCGTGCTTAATTCTTGTTGTCTTTTTGTAAGGTTTAACTGAAATTCTGATAGCTTTTTTGTATAATCAAGACCAACCTTTCTTTCATAATAGCCCTCCAGCTTTTGACCTAAGTTTGCAGCATTTTGCGCTTGAGTATTCGCGGCTTGCGCCATCGCCTCTAAGCCGCGTTGATCGCCACCAAATGCCCTAGCATCAGCGCGGACATTAAGTTGCCCTGTATCAACTGCTTCTCTTGTGTACTGTGTAATTCTAGGCATTATCCAGCACCTCCTTTTGCAGCCATTTCACCAGCTTTACCAATCGCGCGTGCGCCAATTCCCATACGTTCAGCAACCCCAGCCTTTCTCAATAAAGGAATCTGCGCTAAAGAATTTGATCCACTAGCTCTTGTTAAAGCGGCTTGTTCTTTCAAAGACTGGCTTTCAAGTAAACCTTGTTGTTTTATAGTTAAAATATTCAAGACTTCCTGTTCCGTATTGTCGCGAATAATATCTAAAGCACTTCCCGATAATCCACCAACAGACCCTTGCGCTATCTGATTGCCAAGCCTTAAACGCCTTTGTCTATCCTCTTTCTCTATAGCCGCTTGCGTTTGTCCCTCAACAATTCTTGCGTTGCGCTCCATAATATCCGCATTAAAAGCATCAGCCTGTGCCTGTGCTTTTATTTGTGCTTCCTGTGCAGCCTGATTAGCTTTTGACGCTTTAATCTGAAAAGGTGCAGATAATATTTCACCCATGTTTAATCCTCGAATATAAGCAATAATTTTTATCGAAACAATAATTTTCCATACCATTTGGCGTTTCATTATTAAACCCCAACATAGTAGCCCATCTATGCCCTTTAACAAAGTCTTTTAAGACTATAGTTTCTATGCGTTTGTCATTGAACTTATTTAAAAAACCCTTTATCAGCCTTGTTATGATAGGCATAAACTTATTTGTTTTTTGGGACATTAAAGCCCATGCTATAAACCTATTTCCGCCTTGATCCAGTAAACCAGCCATAGCAATAACAGCCCCATCATGCAAAAAAGAATAAGCGTACCCCATGCATAAATAGTCGCCATACTCTTTATTAAAAAAGGATTGAGTGTCTTTTTGTTCGTCAATACATTCAAAGCCTATTAAGTGCGCTGGAATAAACGGCACAACAATCATCTAGCCCCCGTGCTTACTGTTTCAAGTTGCGGCATAATAGCCAATATTGTAGCAGGAAAAGCCCCATCATGCGATAAAAAAATTTGACCACCCTGATTATAACCAGACGGAAAAGCCAATTCGGGCGTATCGCCGTTATAAAGATTAACAGGCGTGTCATATGCTACTGTTTGATTAAAGACAAAACTATCATAATTCGTGTCGCTCGAACCATAATAAAGCCCTAACGTGTTTAACAGGCGGACAATAATCTTATGAATACGCTTTGTCTTACCTTGTGATACGCCATCAGTACCGCCACCCTCAATCCTTTGTGTTACAAGAGACCAAGAATAACCAAGACCAATATGGATTTTAGAGCCAACAAGGCTATTATCCAATGTTATAGCCCCATTTGTAACCTCCAAATCCCTATGACTTTTGCCATCATACAAAATCTTTACAGTCTCGCCCTCTAAATGATCCAACCCTGAAACAGTCGATACAGGCGCACCTGAATAGGTCAAACAAGAATCAACACAAACAGCATCAACCTGTGGCGTGTCATCTTCATAATAAGGGGTCATGTATTCTATATATTTCCTTGTAACACCATTGATCGTTCGTTCAACAATCATATACAGTACATCACGCGAACCATCTTGAGACAACACGCAAGCTGTATCAATAACCTTTGCATTAAAACCGCCTATTGTATGTGCATGGCAACCGAAAATACCTTGATCGGGGTAGTAGGTCATACCAACCAGAACACCATCACCACGAACCATCCATATTGTATTTAAAGGCTCTTGTTGAAAGCATAGTGAAATTATTTGTCCACGCGTAATGTGTTCCGCCGTAAGGGTTATATCGCGCGGTTTTAATTGGTCTGCCTCGAAAGAATAAATCAAATCATGCAGCCTGCGCCGTGATCTTTGCAAGAAAACCACGCCTGATTCTGCCCCGAAAGGCTGGACATAAGAAGAACCAATACTTGATATATTATCTTCTTTAATATTGTTCGGGGTAAGAACTTCGTTTGTTTCAGAGGAACGCACAATCCATTCCGCTGTCTTTGTGCCAATCACTAATCCCTTTTCATCGCCACGCGCCCATACAATGCTATTGATTGTCCCAGATTGCAAAACCCCTGTAATGCCTGCATCGTCCGTTACTGTGCCGTCTCTATCACTTGGCGCACAAAATATCTTTGTATCAGAATAACCACCTGATCTTGAAAGCGTGTATGTATCAGGATAGGCTCTTACTCCAGCAAGGAAAAGCCTGTTTTGAATAAATGAAACAACAGTAGGGTAACCATTTGTTTCGCAGAACAATCCTAAACGCCATCTTTTAGTTGCTCCATGCGGTGAAGCTGCCTCCCCTTTTATTAAAGCAGTTACAACAGTCGTACTTGTAAAAGCCGTTATCTCTAGCCATGTCCAATTTGTGCCGTCATAATACCTAATTAAACGCCCCACATCAGTTGATTTGAACCCAGTGCCGCCATTTATACCAACAATGGAACTTGCTGTAACTGTAACCGAACCAGAACCAGAACTTAATGCAATGGTTGTGTTTGTATCGTTTTCATCAAGATAATGTCCATCATCAAACAAGATTGTATTTAACGTCCAATTCGTATCGGACAATCTAGCAAGGGCGCGAAGTTGATAGTCGCCATGCGCGATATATAGAACATCCGCGCTTTGTGAAGTTTGGAATTTCTTAAGTTTATTATTCACGCCACTGGAATAAACAAGGTCAGAATTTGAGTAAGGATTTGAAACCTGATACACTTCCGCAACAGTGCCACCGCTTACATAGGCAGTGTATCCAGTACCATTCACATTAACGCCGTCAGTGTCATGTAATTCAAAAGTATTCGCCGCTGCATTGACGTTTGATACTTTAAAAAACCTATTGTTTATTTGCGTCATGCCAACAACGCCATTTATAAAAACTTCATCGCCATTGCTATATGTATCCGAACCTGAATAAGTTATAACAACAGGATTCGCCGCCGTTGCCGCTGTGATATTCTGCGCTGCTAAAGTTATGATTGAATTGTTTTTGTAAAACCTAAAATACCCAGCACCCATTTCTATGACGTAATAACTATCATCGCCTGCATCAAAAGGGATTAAAAGCGTGTTTTGTGCGCTGTTCTTGACTTCTTTCACAAAATACGTCCCACCTCTGCGCGTAACAGCCCCTTGTTTTAAAACCAAAAGATTTCTCAATCTAGCGCAAGAGGATGAAAACTTTTCAAGGTCGATATGTCCAGCCATCAAAGGAGACCATTCACCAGCTGTAAAATTGGTTTGCATCGGTGAGGATTTAGCCATATCTTAAACCAATCTTATAAAAGGGTCGTAAGCATATCTTGATTCCACCCATTCGCTTTCATTTAGAATTTGATTGGGGTTTTGGATTATGTTGTTTGCATAAGCAGAACTTACAACTTCTTGCAATTCCGCGGCAATAATTTGTTTTTTTGTTGAGCTTTGTGTGATTGCCTCACAAGCGGATAAACCTAATTGCAAACCCAAAGCCTTGCAGAATATAGGATCAAAAACAGTTTCATCGGTTATCTTGGCGATATATTTAATATACAAAGGAGCGGCTTCGTTGCACAAAATCCCCCCTGCCTCAATAGAGTAATCCATGACATTATCTTTGATATATAACAATGATAGAAAATCGGACGGCAAAGGAAATGCTTTAGAATATCCCCAAGCTGGAGCAGATAGGCTTGCAGGGATAGCGGCTCTCTTTATAGAGAAATTCCAAGGGTAATTGCAAAGCATGGCATCTCTCGTAATGCTGTATAATTCAGACATAACACGCGTTGGCTTGGAATTATCAGTATCAACATTTGACACCCTTTCTTCACCAAGCGCGATTAAGCCAAAATTAACAATATCCGTTTTAGATGCCATGTTTTAGACTTTCTTAGAAAACAGCAACAACATCAAATAAAACTGTTCCTGCGGTTGTTGTTCCAGTCGCTGTAGTGATAGACAAGAACAGATCACCATAAGATGGAGCGGCAGATAATCCTGCCAACTGCCACAAAGGTTGATTGGCTGTATCAATGTTTTTCACGTTGTAGCGATAATCTGTTAATGCAACAGCTGCCGTGTTTACGTTAATGTTTGACGCGAACGCCGCTGCCGCAACAACTGTGTAAGTCCCATCAGCGTTCTTTCTATGAACACCAATAGAAATAGTACCAGCCGAACCTAGGTCATCACAAGCCATAGAAATACGCTTTAGAACCGCTGTAGCAGGAAAGCGTAAGACAATAGCGTCATCACCATCGGCTGTGTCTGCTAATTCAAACACCTCTGTAAAAGAACGCGCATATGCACCAAGATCATTTGCGCGATCAGGAACATAAGGCGTTGCGTCTGCATTTGTAATAGAACTGCTTTTGAATGTAGGCATAATAAAAACTCCTTTTAAAATTATTCAACAACTTGGATTTCAACACATTTTTTTTCTTCAATGCGTGTAAATCCCATTTCCATAGATGCCTCTGCATAAGCAGGGTTACCAGCTAAATCAGCGCGGCGGCGTACGTCAGCACTAATTGGCTTCCATAAACCCATTCCCATACCTGATTTACACCACAACGGCAAACGGCGAACAGCTTGAGGATCAGCGTTTGTAGTCGTTGGCAAGCGGTTAGAAACAACAAAGTTAATTCCCAAATAACGGAAACTTGTTAAAGAACCATTGGAATTAAACATCGCAGAATTGTAATCAGCATTTGAGAATTTATCATCATTCATCAACGCCGTTACGCTTTTGGGGGTAATGCCGCAATAAACTTCTTCAAAATCAAGGTCGATATTGTGTCCGTTAAGAATTTCAATACCAGCCAAGATTTTAGCAACATTCAAAGCAGAATTGGACGCACCAATATCATCATCAACAACATTACTAGTCAAGAACGTAACAGCCGTTCCGCCTGTCTCACCTGTTTGTGATGTGCCAAAAAACGCATTTAAAAACAAGTCGTCTTGGATTCGGTTTAATGACGCAACTGCGGTTTGAACATAAGCACTTGTGGGATCAATCGTCATTTTGTTTAGATCAATATCATCAAGAACTTTCCCCCAGTCATACATTTCAGGATACACCCAACGCCCATCAAGAGGGACATCAAGGTTAATAGCTGGCTGCGCTGACTGTGTACGGCGAACAGCTTGTGTTTCACCAATTTGGGAAGTGATGCGGCTAGATTTAGAACCAGCACAATTCTTTTGAACTGTGTAGGTTGCTAGTTTTGCCGTCTTTTGTTGTGATAGCATATCCAAGCTATCTTGAAAGTCGATAGTACGTAACTTTAAAATTTGGTCGTCAGACATAAGGATACCTCAAAATAAATAGGTTAAACGATAAATAAATGCCGCTTATCCTCTTTATTGAGGGGCTTTGCTATGTAGTAAAAAAATACAGGGGCGCAAAGCCTTGTCCGTATGGTATAATAATACCATATAATTTTTTAGAAAGCAATAAGGCTATTGTATTTTTCTATCTTGAGTCTATCGGCATTTTTCTTGCCTTCATTGTATTCTTTCAATCGGGCTGGATCTGATTTAATATCTTCCATTAACCTAGTCTTTTCATAGATAGCTTGCTCTTTGGTCATGCCATAAGTCGCCCCACCGCCTGCATGCGGCACTGTGTCATCCTTGATAGAATAACCAGCATTACCAAACAGTTTAAGCATCGCCTTTGTGCCGATAGCCTCCTCAATCTTTGTTAATGCCTCTTCTTTGTTTAGACCATCGGGCAGATTTTTATTGATGAAACGCCGCGCTAATTCCGTGCGTTCTTCGTAAGATTGACCCCATTCTCTTTTTAAGTCGCTAAGGTCTGCTTCTTGCTGTAGCTTTAAATCATTGGCA